TGGCGGATTTAAGGCGTATGCCGATGGCGGCCTTGCCGGAAAGCTGCCGGGGATCTCCGCGCTGCGGGCAATCAAGCCGCAGAAGATCGTGGAGCTGAAAGACCCCGGCGAAGCACCCGGCGGCGGCCAGGGTAGCTTTACCTTTGCACCAAACATCGTCATTCAGGGCAACGCAGACCGCGCCGTGATTGACCAAGCACTGGCCGAAGCAAAAGCGCAATTTGAGGGATGGTATCTCCAAATGCAACGCAGACAGGCCCGGACAAGCTACTAAGGAGGGAGAGCATGGCATACACAACCAAGAGCGGCGACACCTGGGATAAAATTTCCAAGGAGGTCTACGGATCGGAATACCATGCCGACATCCTTATGGCAGCAAACCCGGAGCAAATCGGAACCTTTATCTTTGAGGCGGGGGTGGAGCTTTCCACCCCCAACTATGTAGAGCAAAGGGACGGCCTGCTGCCACCGTGGAAGTTTGAGGCAAGCTATGAATAATGCACGAAGCCTGAAAATGGATGTGAGCTACAACAAGGTTTCTTTCGCGGAAAGGGTTGGAGCTGACATTGAGAGTATGACCTATACCGATGTTGCCGCTGATAACAGTGACAGCATCGACATTACCCTAAATGCTCAGGATGATAAATGGATCAACGGATGGATGCCCGAAGAGGGTGCAACCCTGATCCCGGACATCCTGGGCAAAGATTGGGAAAAAGACGGCGACAGCCGGACAATCCGCTGCGGCTCGTTTGTATTGGACGATGTGGACTATGCGGATGCTCCCAGCACCATGCAGATAGGGGGCGTGAGCAAGCCCAGCGACAGCGACTTTTCGGAGCAGGAGCGGGAAACCGTATGGAAAAACACCAGCATCAAGCGGATCGGCCAAACGATTGCAGACCGTTACGGCCTTGGCTTCTCCTATGATGCCGAGGATTATAGTATCGCCTGTGACGAGCAGGACGGAACGGACAGCAGCTATTACAACCAGTTATGCAAATACTATGGCCTGGTGCTAAAGGTTTTTGCAAGCAAGCTGTGGGTGTATGACCGGGAGGCGTACAAGGAAAAGAAAGAAGTCAAAACCTTTCGCCGCTCGGACATTGAGCCGGGCAGCTTCCAGTATCACACGACCCTTTCCGGCACATTCACCGGCGGCCATTTCAGTTACAGCGACCCGGACACGGACAAAGACATTGAGTGCAGTGTGGGTGGCGGCAAACACACAAAGAATGTGAACCGCCGGGCAACCAGCGTGCAGGATGCAGCCATTCAGCTATGCGCTGAGATCAACAATGCCAACCACGGCACCACTACCATCCGTTTTACTACGGATGGAGAGTGGGCCGTGAGCGCCAGTAATTGCATCAAGATCACCGGCTACGGCAAGCTGGACGGAAAATACTTTGTGGACAAGATCACGCATCAGGTCAGCAAATCCGGATTTGTGAGCAAGTTTGAGTGCAGCTTGGTAGCAAAGGGGTTCAAGCCCAGCGATGTGGGCGGAATCACACCCAAGCCGCAGGAGCAGCCGAAAGAAGAAAAGCTGGAGGCAAAGCAGGGCGCGGCAATCAAGCTGACTAAGGCAGCCGGTTATGTGTCCAGTGATGCCAAGAGCAAGGCTTGTACCTTGACCGGCAACTACTGGCTGTACGACGGAATCCTGATTAGAGGCAGATACCGCGTAACCAATACTGCGGCCCGCTGCGGCAAGAAGCCTGTGGGCAACAATGTCACCGCATGGGTAGATGCCAAAGATTGCGTTATTGTCGGTTAGTGAGGTAGACCTATGGGAAACCCAATTAGAACAGGCCGTGTCAGCTCTGTAAACTATCAAGAGGGAACATTTGAAGTTACCTACTTTGATCGCGGAAAGAGTGTCACGCAGAAAATAAATGCTGTGAGCAACGGCGAGTATAAGATGCCCAACATCGGCCAGGTGGTTAGTGTGATCCACAACAGCAACGGCGCGGCGGCTGCCGTTTCCGTGGGGACGATTTGGAACGCAACCAACCGCCCGGCGGAGGGGTACAAGGGCCTTTTCCGCAAGGAGTATGGCACCAAGCCCGGACAGGCTTTCAGCCGGTACGATGCGAATACAGGGGTATTCACCCTGACTATTGGCAAGGTAACCATCACGATCAACGGTGACGGCTCTGTGTACCTGAACACGGCGGGCAATATCACCATTAACGGCGTGAGCCTGTCGAATCACACCCACAGCGACGAGGGCAAAGGCCCGCCTAATCGGTAAGGAGGGATCACTATGGCAGGAAGTTTTATGGGCTGTACATTCACTGTCAGCAGCAAGAAGCTGTTGACCCCCAGCAATGTCAAAGGACAGACCGGCAGCGAATGGGCAACCCACAGCAGGACAGGAGCAAAGGCCCGGAGCCAGTGGATCGCCCCAAAACTGAAAAGCTACACCCTGGATCTTCTGCTCCGCGCCCAAGACGGCGTGAGGCCGAGAACCACACTGGAGAAATTGCAAAAGGCAGCGGAGAGCGCAAAGGTGGATTACTTCATTATCGGAGGAAAACCCTTGTCCTCCCTGCCTTTTAAGATTTTATCCATAACAGATAGTTGGGATGTGGTGTTGAGCGGCGGTGTGCTGACCCAGTGCATGGTCAGCTTGACCATCGAGGAATACACATAAGGAGGCAGCCTATGATCGACACCAGCAAACCCGAAATTGAAATCCTCCCCGGAACTGTGCATGACGATGTGCGCATTGAGATTTTTAACAATCTTCAAGTGCTGTACGCCACGCAGGCCGGGGAGCTTGCGTTAGATCGGGATTACGGAATTGACGGCCTCTCCATTGGTTATCCGCAGGAACACGCCAAGGCTATGCTTACGGCGGAATTTGTGCGGAAAACACAGCGGTACGAACCGCGGGCAAGAGTGGCCGAAGTTGATTGGAAAACCGATAGCGCAAACGGAAAGATAACCCCAAAGGTGGTGATTGAGCTTGTCTAATATCACAGAATTGGCAAACGCCCCGGAACTGAGTTTCATTAACCACATGACCTTGCAGGAAACCGAGGAGCTGGTGCGTGAAAACTTTGTGAGGGCGTACCGCGAGATCACCGGGAAAGACCCGGAAATGAGCGAGGCCAGCATTGCATACCTGATTGCCAAGGCATTCTGCGCTGTGGAATACCAAACGATGCAGTATGTGGATGCCAAGGGCCGGGCGGAGCTACTGAAAACCAGTACCGGCGATGCCCTGGACAACCTGGCAAATCTGCTGGGCCTTACCCGGACACCGCCCAGCAAGGCAACGGCCATGCAGCGGTTCACCGCTTCGGAAGCCATGGGCTTTGCCGTAGCCATCCCGGCGGGTACGCGGGTAAAGACCCAGGACGGCAGATACTTTGTCACCCTGGAATATGCCGAGATCAAGGCCGGGGAAACCTCCACGGAAACTATGATTGAGGCGGAAGTGGCCGGAACGGAGAGCGACGAGATTATGACCGGGGCAATCAATGTCCTGGTTGACCCGATCCCTTATGTGGCCTCCACCGAAAACACCACACCCAGCACCGGCGGCCTGGACACGGAGGACGATGATAGCCTGACCCGGCGCATCTTCCTTGCACCGTCTGTTTACAGCAGCGCAGGCCCCACCGATGCCTACGAATTTTACGCACGATCCTGGCGCAGCGATGTGGCGGATGTGCGTACTGACAATCCCTCCCCCTGCAAGGTGGACATTTACTTTGTGATCCAGGACGAAAACGAATTGCGGTTACCCAATGCCGCAGAACAGGAAAGCATGAGGGCGTATATGTCCGCCGACAAAATCCGGCCTATGTGCGACTTTGTGGAGTGCAAGGCCCCGGAGGAAGTGGAGTACGCCATTGATCTTACATACTGGATTGCCGCCAGCGACCAAAAGAGCGCAAAGGAAATCCAGGACAAGATCGCCGCGGCGGTGGCGGACTTTGAAACATGGCAGCGGAAGCTGGGGCGGGATATTAACCCAACAGAGCTGATCGCAAGGTTGCGGGAAGCCGGAGCCAAGCGGGTCAAGCTGACGGCCCCGGAAGACATTACCGTGGGCAAGATCAAGCTGCCGAAAGTAACCAGCACCACCGTGACATACGGAGGGCTGGAGGATGATTAAAAGCCTAAAAGATGCCCGCATTGTAGACGGCCTGCCCCGCATCCTGGCGAAACAGCCTTGGGTGCGGGCATTGTCCGATGCTATGGGTGTGGTGCATGAAATGACTATGGCTTTTGCCGATCACAGCCAAATCTATACCGACATCGACAATGTGACGGAGGATGTGTTGGATGCACTTGCCGTCAACTGGAAGATTGATTGGTACGATACCGGCTATAACATTGAGCAGAAGCGGCGAATCATCAAAACGGCGCTGACGGTACGCAGAACAATGGGAACGGTGGCGGCGGTAAAAGCCCAGGCAGATGCCATCTACCCCGGCACCACACTGGAGGAATGGTTTGAATGGGGCGGCGAACCCGGCACATTCCGGCTCCATGTGGATATTTCCCAAACGGATGTACAGCACCCCATTATCTTCTTCACCAATGAGGAGATCGAAAGACGGCTTGCTACCGCAAAGCGATTCAGCACCCAACTTGAAAGCATGAGCTACCAGGTGGCGCACGGAATTGAAGTGGATGCAGCCGTGGAGGGCTGGACGGCATCGCCCCCGATCTGCGGCACGATTGTCTGCGGCGTTCATCCCAATATCAAAACCCTGGGTCACGCAATCGAGGAAGCTATACACAGTGGCGGCGGGGATGTTGTTACAGCCTACGCAGGCACACCGCCTGTCAGCGGCGCTATCCGCTGCGGCGAAAAGCCATAACCGATACCCAGGGAAAGGAGGGCCAATACAATGGCGTTTTTCAAGGAAAGTTTTTTGAACGCCCGGCGGGCCGAGCTGCTTCGCAGTGTATGCCGCTTCCAGTATCAGCTTAACGGCGGTACATGGAAAAACGGCGAGATCAACAGCAAGCAGATCCTTGGCACAAGTGTGGTCGTGTTCGTGAATGTTCCCAGCTCCGGCAGTGCTGATACCATTACCGGCGTGCGGGTATATGACAACAACGACAACCTGGCCGGAGAACAGGCCATCAGCCTGCAAAGAAGCAGTGTCAACACCGCACTGCTTCGCTTCGCATTCCCGCTGATCGAGGCGGAGTAACCGAAAAGGAGGAAACCCAATGGCTTATAATCGCACCTACTGGGTGGATCATGTGACAGACAAGGATGGCAAGGTGATCCAGCAGGGAACCTTGCTTGACCAGCAGCACTTCAACAACATGGAAGTGGGCCTGTCCGATCTCAGCCTTGCCCATGCCATCATGGCATTTAAGGACATCCAGGAAGATTACAACATCATGGACGAGCTGCACACCTTGACCTTGGAGCAGACCGGCCTTAAATGGCCGTTTAACAACAAGGAGAATACAGTGGCGCTTGTCCAGCTCCGGGAGAACACAAATTACAGTGTCGAGGTTGCCGTGCTGGGTTACAGCGGCGGACGGCTGGGCGCTATCCGTGTGCTTGACCGGGCAAGAAACGGCTTTAAGCTGCTGCATGACGGCAGTGCAACCGCTGTCCGGGTGGCGGTACGCATCAGCGGCGGCATGACCGATCAGCGGATTGCTGAATAACTTTACAGGAGGAATGACCAACTATGAAAATCGTTGAGAAAAACGAGGGCCGAAAGATTGCCTACAACCTGGACGGCACAAAGCTGGACTTTGCGGACGGTGCGCTGACCATTGACCTGGCCCGCTACCAAAAGGACGAGCCTGTGACCCGCGACATCATGGTAGACAATGAGGGTTACTTGGTAATGGGTCGTGGCCGCTACTATGTGGCCCAGGTGGAGATCCCCGCAAAGGAATACAAGGAAATCGAGATCCCCGCACCTGTGGCGGAGGAGGGCGAGGAAGCAACCGGCGGCATGAACAATATGCCCGGCATCGAGAGAACCCCGCTGCCCCTGAACACGGACAATGTAACCCTGTACCTGTTTGCCATTGACGGCATCTACATCTGCTAAGGAGGAAAACCATGGCTAATTTTGATATGGCCGAAATGGCCTTGAAAAGTGTCTGCCCCACCAACTGCATGAAGTACGACGATAAGGAAATGCCCAGCATCATGGTCTACATTCCCAAGTTCCGTCTGTGCGATGTGCTGTCCACTACTAATCCCAGCATACATCCCG